GGCGAAGGTCTTGCAGCCGGCGACATTTATGTACAATCAAACGTAGCGGCTGATACACAGCCATTAGCAACATTTAAAGTATTTAGACGTAACGGTGTTGCACCAACTACAGTAACAGGATCGGCTATTGGATCTTCAGGAATTATTGCAGATACTTACACTATTGGTATTCAAGCAACAGCACCAGGAGAAGCAGATCTAAGTACTATTGTTTCAATTGAGTTTACAACTACAGGCGCATCAACTGATGCTGAAGTTGTTGCATCAGCAATATCAAACGCAAATGTTACGCATGTAAGTGCAGAAGTAGTTACAGGAAACAAAATTGTTATTACTCACGCTAAAGGCGGCGATGTAAAACTTGTTGATGATTCTGATAATGCAGTATTAAGTAGAATGGGCTTTGCACATTTTGAAAGTGTTACTTCAGGAACACCAAACTTATACTACGAACAAGGAACAGACGGTAATACTAATCCATTACAATTAAAAGCATCTCTTTGGAAGGCAACAGCTAATTCTTCAGGAACAGAAGTTGCATTTTACACAGCGTCAGATGATGAAGTTACTTCATTAACTGAAGACGGTGCTTTATGGTATAATTCAATTGTAGACGAAGTAGATATTATGATTCATAATGGTGATACTTGGGTTGGATATCAAAACTTTAGTGCAGATTATGCCGATTGTGACCCTGCAGGTCCAATTGTAAGTGCAAGTACTCCACTGCTACAAAGCGACGGAACAGCACTTGTAACTGGCGATTTATGGATTGATACATCAGATATTGAAAATTATCCACAAATTTACAAGTACAATGCAGAGTTGTTAAACACACCGATTGCTAATCGTTGGACATTGCTTGATAAAGCAGACCAAACATCAGAAGATGGTGTACTATTTGCAGATGCTCGTTATAACACAGCAGGTGCAAACAGCGACGAAGACGGTTCTATTGTAGATCTACTAACAAGTGACTACTTAGATCCAGATGCTCCAGATCCAGCACTATATCCAAAAGGTATGTTGCTATGGAATCTAAGACGTTCTGGCTTTAATGTTAAGAAATTTGTACGTAACTACATTGATGTAAACGGCGATAACGGTCGTCAGGGCGATGAAGCAATGGCTGATTATTATCCACATCGTTGGGTAACTGAGTCAGGCAACCAGGGCGATGGTTCAGGTAGCTTTGGTCGTAAAGCACAGCGTAAAGTAATTGTACAATCTTTACAAGCAATGCTAAACAGCAACGACGATATTAGAGATGATGAGTCAAGAATCTTTAACTTGATGGCAACTCCAGGGTATCCAGAGCTAATTGGCGAAATGATTACTCTAAACTATGACAGAGGCTTAACAGCATTTGTTATTGGTGATACGCCAGCAAGATTAGAACCAAATGCTACATCACTTAATAACTGGGCAACTAACCAAGCATTAGCACCAGAAGATAACGACGATGGCTTAGTAAGCAGAGATGAATACTTTGGTATCTTTTATCCATGGGGCTTCACAAGTGACAATGCAGGAAACAACGTTGTTGTTCCACCAAGTCATATGATGCTACGCACAGTTGCACTAAGTGACCAAGTTAGCTTCCCATGGTTTGCACCAGCAGGTACAAGACGTGGTGGTATTACTAACGCTACTGCAACAGGTTTTGTTGATGCAGAAGGCGAATTTGTAACTGTTGCACTAAATGAAGGACAACGTGATACATTATATGCACAAAATGTTAACCCAATTACATTTATTAGTGGTGCAGGACTTGTTAACTTTGGACAGAAGACTCGTGCAAGAGGTTCAAGCGCATTAGATAGAATTAACGTAGCACGTTTAGTAATTTACTTACGTTCGCAGTTAAATCAACTTGCTAAGCCTTACATCTTTGAACCAAATGATAAGATTACACGCGATGAGATCAAACAAGCGGCAGAGAGCTTAATGCTTGAGCTTGTGGGTCAAAGAGCACTTTATGACTTCTTAGTAGTATGTGATGAATCAAACAATACTCCAAGCAGAATTGATAGAAATGAACTATACTTAGACATTGCTATTGAGCCTGTTAAAGCAGTTGAATTTATTTACATTCCACTAAGACTTAAAAACACTGGAGAAATTAGCGGGCTATAACGCATAACTTAGAGCCCCTGAAATAATGGGGCTTTAAATTTGCTAAATACTTGCAACAGGAGAACAAAGAATGGCAATTTCAACACTATCAAAAATTACAGTTCCTTTAGCAACTGGTGACAGCGCAAGCGCACAAGGCTTGTTAATGCCTAAGCTACAGTATCGCTTCCGTGTTACTTTAGAGAACTTTGGTGTATCAACACCAACAACAGAATTAACAAAACAAGTTGTTGACGTAACTCGTCCAACAGTAAGTTTTGAAGAGATTCCAATTGAAGTTTATAACTCACGTGCATACTTAGCAGGTAAGCATACTTGGGAAGCAATTACGCTTAACTTACGTGAAGATGTAAACAACAATGTACAAAAATTAGTCGGCGAGCAATTACAGAAGCAATTCGACTTCTACGAGCAGTCAAGTGCGGCATCTGGACAAGATTACAAATTTACAACACGTATTGAAATCTTAGACGGTGGTAACGGTGCTAATACACCTAATGTACTTGAAACTTTTGAATTATATGGTTGCTTTGTACAAAATGCAACTTACAATCAGTTAGCATATAGCTCAAATGAGCCTGTACAAGTAGGCCTAACTATACGCTACGATAATGCTATCCAAACTCCAGAAGGTACTGGTATTGGTACAGCAGTCGGACGTACAGTAAATACTTTAGTTACTGGCGGCGGCGTTTAATACAACTCCTTAGCCATTCAATATTAAAGGGAGCCGTTGAGCTCCCTTTTTTATTATATACGCACTTAATTTCCAAAGATAAATATTAGTATGAGCAAGTTCAACGGATTTTTAGATAATATTGCCAATGGTGTGTTAAACCCTAAAGGTAACTTAGCCGACTGGCAACACGCAAGTCGTTTATATGTTACTGATACTCAAAAACACGCACCAAAATTAAGTTTTACATATCATGTAAGATTTGTTTTAACAGAGCAAGGCAAAAAAATAATTAAAGAAGTTGACCAATATATTCATGAAATTGGTATGCTTGTAAAACAAGCCGATCTTCCAAAATTTACAGCAAATGTAGAAACAAAAAACAAATACAATCGTAAGAAAAATGTACAAACATCATTAAGTTATTCTCCGGTTAGTATTACCTTCCACGATGATAACTATGGTGCTACTACAGCACTTATGGAAGCATATTTTAAATATTATTATGCAGATGGCCAACAAAATTTAAATAACGGATCTTACGGAAATAGATCAACTGGTGACACGCTATACGACGGTCAAGGAAATAATGATTTTAGATTTGGTATGAACAATAATATACCAGCTATTCCATTTTTTGATTATATTGAAATATCGCAAATGTCACGTAAAAATTATACAAAGTATACATTAGTTAATCCTATTGTAACTGATTGGCAACATGACAGTGTAGATAATACTTCCAGTAATCCTATGGAAAATAGGATGACAATTCAGTACGATACTGTATTTTACGATAGAGGACACGTTGAAGCTGGAGAAAACGGAGATCCTACAGGATTTGGAAGAACAGACCACTATGACGTAACACCAAGCCCAATATCTCCGTTAGGTGGCGGCCAATTAGGTATTGATGGTGCATTTGGAGTAGGTCTTGACTTATACGAATATATTACACAAGGTAAAAATTTTAGTAATCCTTTTGAAGCAGGAATAGCGGCTGTTAATGCTTTTAACAGCGTTAGAGATAATGGATTTGAAGGTTTAAAAGCAGGCGGATTAAGTATACTAACTGATGCTATTGGTAGTGCCGCAGGTATTGATGTAAGTGGTGTTTCTCAAACATTCTTTCCAAAATCTAACGGCAACGGGGGTTCTGGAAAAGATTTATTAATAGCAACTACTGCTATTGCTGGATTATCAGCAGTAAGTAGTATTAGTCAAACAAGTACATCAACTGGAGATATTAATCCTACTAACATTGATGATGCACGTTTTAATAAATTTTCAAAACAATGGCTTGCTGATGGTAACTCTGGAGGCATAAACGCGGCAAGAGCTGATTTTAATGCTTTACCAACATCTGAAAAAGAAAAATTTGATTAAGGATTAAAAATGTCAAGTTTACCAAAACAAAAAACAAAAAAATATACTGATCAAGAAATAACAACTTTCTTTGACGAATTTTATTCTAAAGAATTAAGTTTTCCATCTAACCAAGTAGATGCAGTAATTGGGTTTTTTGAAAATAGAAATTTTGATAAAACTGCGGCTATTGCTGTTTCAACAGTATTATTAAAACAAGCAAAAATTGACAACGTTAATGTTTTTAAATTATTAGACACACTTAAAGGATTAGAAGCAGTTCAACTAAGTGCAGTAGTTACAGAAGTATTAAATTATTCACGAGCACGTACAAGTACTTTAGGTTTTAAAAGAACAGAATCGTCTAATAAAACTGAAAAAAGAAATATTGTAGCGTGATATGTCAAGATTTGCTCAAGGAAAATTCACACCTAAATTTCCCGAAAAATATATAGGTACAAAATCACCAACATATAGATCCAGCTGGGAATTTTATTTTATGAAATTTTGCGATGAGCACCCAAGTGTTGCAAAATGGGCATCTGAATCAATACGTATTCCTTATAAAAATCCGTTAACTGGTAAACATACTATATATGTACCAGACTTTTTTATTGCATACGCTGATAAGAAAGGAAAATCTCGTGCTGAATTAGTAGAAGTAAAACCAGCAAATCAAACATATAAAGAACAAGTAGGACGTTCGCGAGTTAATCAAGCAAGCTATATAGTTAATCAAGCCAAATGGGAGGCGGCATATGCTTTTTGTAAACAGAAAGGTATGACGTTTCGTGTTATAACAGAGAATGATATTTTTCATCAAGGTGGCAAAAGACGCTAAATAATAATAGCATATAATGGTATAATGTAATGACTAAAAAATTAGAAGAACTTCTAAATTTGCCTGATTCGAAAGAAATTGTAGATGAAGCAAAATCTGAAGAAAAACAAAATAAAAGAGAAACTGCTATAGTTGAACAAGGAGAAACTTTTGATGCATTGCAAGAAATGGATAAAATTGCAAGTGCATTACCAAAAGTAAAGGGTCTTGGAGATAAGGCAGATTCTGAATTAGAAGATATTTCTAATAGAGCTTTATCAGCATACGAAGATTTAATGGATTTAGGTATGAATGTAGAAGCACGTTACAGCGGTAGAGTATTTGAAGTTGCTGGAGGTATGTTAAAAACTGCGTTAGATTCTAAAGTTGCTAAAATGGATAAAAAATTAAAAATGATCGAATTACAACTTAAGAAAGAAAAGTTAGATAGAGATAGCAGTAGTGACGGCGATATCGTAAACGGCGAAGGTTACGTAGTTACAGACCGTAATAGTTTAATAGAAAAACTAAAGAATATGGATAAATAATACAAAGCAGGAATAAAGTTATGAAAAGTTTTTCAGAATATTTAACAGAGTCTAAAAAGACATATGATTTTAAAATTGGCGTTGCAGGTGATTATGCAACAGATTGCAAAGCAGGATTAGAAAATGCTTTAGGAAAGTTTGGTATTGTAAAAATAACAGACGGCAAAAGAGTACCAATTTCAAAACGTCCTTTAGATTTTCCACAATTAGAAAATATAGATGTTACTTATTTTGAAGCAGAAGTAACATACCCAACAACGGTTCAAGTTTTACAAGAATATTTAGGCAAATGTTGCGATATTCCACAAAGCAATATTATTGTACGTAATCCACTTGCACCACAAGAAGAATACCAAGAAGAATCAGATAATAAAGCATATGAGCCATTGCTTCCTAATGAAGATATGGGCGGCGAATCAGCACAAAACGATGTTGCAGGCAATAGAGTGATGGACTTACTAAAAGAGTTAGAAACTGCTCGCAAAGAAAACTTGCATAGTGGTGCAGAAGGCGCACCTGTGGGAGAATCAAGCGACATTGATGATTCGGAAAACACTAAATCGGTCGTAGGAGGCTAATATAATGGATATGAAAAAAATCTTAGAAAACATGGACTCGGCAGCTAAAGGAGAAAAACCGTCAGCTGGCGCAAAAGACGTAAACGATATGAAAACTATTTTAGAGTCTATTCAGCAAGTTGAAGAATGCGGAATGGATGAAGGCTGCGGCAGCGACATGAGCATGCCAACTGCTCCAGAAGATAAAGTATCAATGAACGTTAATTTAAGTGCTCGAGGCGATGCAGTTGAAGATTTAATTAAGCTAATGGGCGGCGCAATGTCTCCTCAAGAAGCGCCAGTACATATGCCTGCTCCTACAGCATTACCTGCACCTGATACACATGACGACGAAATGGGCGACATGAAAAAATTAATGAAAATTTCAACAGATGGTCCAGAAATGCCAGCAATGGAAGATGAAGACGATGTTGAAGAAGAATGGGACAATAGCCCAGAAGAAGAATATTCAAATGTTAAAACTATGACTAAAGATTTGTCAGGCGGTTTAAATAGAGAAAAGAAAGCATATAAGGCTACACAAGATGGCGACAATCCAATGGCACTTGAAAATTCAATCAAAGAAGAACTTTGGAAGGCACTAAGTGAAAAACTTACTACAGAAGGTCGTGGACGTGGCAAGAAGGCAAAAGAAGATATTGAAACAACTGAAGGTCGCGGACGTGGACGTGGCAAGAAGAAATAGTAATTAAATATAACATATATTCAAATAGGGCCTACGGGCCCTATTTTTTTCTGTAAATAGTTTCATGATCGACTGGACCAAATACTTTGAACATATTAAACCTGTATGTCCTTGGAGCGGAGCCGCTTGGAAAAAGGGTGAAATAAAAGTAAAATATTGGGACGGTAAAACAGAAGAATTAGGCAACAATCAAGCCATTATATACATATGCGAAGGGTATAATCGCAGACGTCTTAAAAAACTTTGTAAAAAGTTAGATGTAAGTTTAGAATATGAATGGCTATGGAGTGAACCTACGCACGGAGATTATGCATCTCCAGTTCCTATACTAATACAACAAGACAGACGTAAGTTATTTGATTTACGCTTCGATACCGGCTATTACAATGATATAATTAGTTAAATACAGTATGAGCAAAAGTTTAGACGGTGTATTAACCAAAAAAGCAAATCAAAAAGAACAATATACAAATGCACAGATAGAAGATATTGCTAAGTGCATGGATCCTAACGACGGCTATTTACATTTTGCAAGACACTTTGCATTTATTCAACATCCTGTGCAAGGTAAACTTTTATTCGATCCCTATGAATATCAATTGCGTTTAATGCATTCATATCACAGTTATAGATTTAACATTAATATGATGCCGAGACAAACAGGTAAGACTACTTGTGCGGCTATCTATCTTGCTTGGTATGCTATGTTCCATCCAGACCAAACTATTCTTATTGCGGCACACAAATATACTGGTGCGCAAGAGATTATGGCACGTATACGCTATGTATATGAAACGTGTCCAGATCATATTAGGGCAGGTGTTACAAGTTACAACAAAGGTAG